CACCAGAGCGTGCTGCTCGCCGGCCACAACCGCCGTGCCAGAGGTGTCGAGCAGTTTGTCGGCCAGCACTTGCACCAGGTTGGGCGCAGACAGAAAGCGCTGATAGCCACGGCCCTGACCCACACCCCGTTGAAACGGGGTCACCACAAGGCACGCCGGCGCCTGGCCCAGCTGCTCGGCCATGGCCGCACGGCCGGTGGCGATCGCCGCTTGGGCGGCACCGGCCACCGGTCCCGGCGCGGTGGTGGCCAGCCCGTCCAGATCGCCGAGGCGCAAGGCCGTGCTGACCAACTCGGCGCTGGCCAAGCCCTTGGCCACGTCCAACCCTTCAAGCCATTGGGTGGCCTGCGCCGGCCAGCGCATGGTCACCGCTGCCCAGCTCATGCCGGCGGACTCCATTCAATGGCTTTCATCGCGACCAGGTCTTTGTCGACCAGTGCCTGGGCCAGATCTCTTTTCAGGGCTTCGGCCTGTTGCAGGGCGCTTTGTTTGAACATCACCAGGTGCTGGCCAACCCGGTGCAGCTGTGCGGCGCTGTGTTCCCGAAAGGCCTTTTCCCCTGCGGTGTCGGTGCAGGCGCAGAGCCCCTCATACCCGCTGAGGATCATCCCGGTCAGGTTGACCTGGTCTTGCAGCGCGCTGTCATAGTCGTGGGTGTCGCCCAGGGCGTCGGAGGTGAACCCCGACACGATGTAGGCGGCGCAGCCGTCGTTGATCAGCTCAAGTTTCAGCGTGTGCAGCTTGGCCAATTGGGTGTCGAGGTCATCGACCCAGCGCCCGTTCTTCCAGAGCTGGTCCGGCTCCGGGCGCTGGGTGGTGTAGCCGTTGGGGATCGGGCCGACGCCGGTCAAGGTCAACGGCTCTCGGTTGGTCGTGTTGTAGACGATCAAGCCGTTGAAGTAATCCAGCAGCTGCCAGGTCTTGCCGCTCCAACAGGCGGCTTTGAACTCCGGAATGTCCGCCGGTGGCGGCACCGGCACACAGCCGCCGGGGATCAGAAACACCCCGGGTTCCAGCGGCGACTCTTCGGCCTCGATCGGCCCGACATACAGGCCCAGCGGGTTGGTCTGGTAGACGATTTTCGTGTTCATAAAGGCTCTCAATACTTGATGCAGACCAGCAACGCCTCGTTGATCGGACGGGATTCGGTGTCACCATCGCCATAGATGGTTAAGGTGTGCTGGTGAACACCGGCGGCACCGGTGGTGGTGTTGCCGGTCGGCGCGACGTTGATCTCACTGCCGTAATTCACGGTGACGCTACCGCCACTGCCAGCCGCCGAATAATGAGCGTGACCGCCTGCACTATCTGCGACACCTCCGTGGGTGTGATGCAGGTTTGCTGGAGCCTGTATTGACCCCAGGTCACGGTTCGGGTCAACGCCGCGCCCGTCATCCAGGCCCCGCGTAAACAGCCCGCGGCTGTCGCCCACGTTGAAGGTGGTGCTGCCGTCGCCGGCGCCGTAACGGGTGCCGATTACGGCAAACAACTTGGCGTAGGCGGTGCGCGACACGTTGGCGCCGTTGCGCTTGAGCCAACCGGGGGCGCGCTGGCCATGTCGAAAGCCGCCACCATGCCCACCAGCGAATCGCTGATCTGTTGGTTGAGGTGGTTCAGTGCGGCCGTGGTGGCGAGGATCTCGCTGCTGTTGCTCGCCGGATCATCACTTTTCGCATTCGGCAGGTTTCCAAGGCCCACGTCCGCCTTGGTCGTGGCCTGGGCTCGTAGTTGTGGGTAAGTACCAACACGGTTGGCAAAGTGTTGCATCAACGGGCCGAAAACCGGCTCGACTGTGCGCAGATCAGCGATCTGATCGGGCGCCGAGAAGTCAGCGAGCGGAACGCAGAAGTGCATCTCGCCGGCGGCGTCGATGTAGTCCGCTTGCTCACCAAACACGACCGACCAAGTGACCACGCGATCATTGCGCTGTCGCTGAAGGCACACGTCCAGCCAGACTTTGCCCACCGCAGGCGTGAGGACTTGAGACGCCGCCAGCCGGACCCGTAGCCCTTCAATGTAGGCGATGCCCGGGGTTAACTGGACACTGCCCCCGGTACTTTCAAGCTGGAAGGCCGCGCCGAAGAAACAAGCACGCCCATAGACATCGCTGTTGGCGACACGCTCCCGGGTGTCAATGCCGTTCAGGCGCACGGTGAAGTCGTGCTGCCAGGTGCTGGCATCGACGGTGATGGCGGTCAGCGCCTGGGCGCCGTCGAACACCACCAGGAAGTTGCGGGTGACGTTGTTGCCGATCTGGTTGGGCAGAATGGTTTTGCGCTTCTGCTGCACCGGCACATAGGCCACCGACAGCAGCACACCCTCGGCGGTTTCCAGGCCAATCCAGTTCCAGTCGAAGTCGCCGACGTCACTGCCCATCATCAGGCTGTAGACCACCTGGTTGGGGTTCACATAACCTTTCTGGGTGCAGTCCTGGGTGTACACAATTTGGTCGGCTGGCGGCTTTAAGCCGTCGCGGTCCACCGGACTGTTGGGGTCCAGCCCGGGTACCAGGGCCAAGACAAAGCGCACGACTTCGAGCACTTCGCCGGCGGCTTGTTTCTGGGCGATCAGGCTTTCGCCGGCTTTGGTAATGGCAGCGGCCATAAAGCAGCCTCCTACAGCGTGGCGATCAGGGTCAGCTGATCGTCGTTAAAGTCAGCCACCGCGACCATCAAGGTCACGGGGGAAAAGGTCACAAAGTCATAGCGCCGGCAGGTGCGGCCGTACTGCTGGACGATCACCCGCAACAACTCGGGGTTGTCCGAGAGCTGCGAGTCGCTGAGCTTGAGCAGCACCACGTCCCAGTCACGATCGGGCAGACGCTCCTCGATCTCGACGTAACCGACGCCGAGGCGGTTGAGCACCCGCATCAAGCCAGCGGTGGAACCGGCGTCCACGGAATTGATGAAGGCGAATTTGACGCGCAGGCGGTACAGCGACTCGGGCTCACCGGCAAAGCGGGTGATGTCGCGCTGCCAGGCCAGCAGTTCCAGAATGTTCAGGTGGCAGCTGTCGGCGTCCATCTGCAGCAAGGGCCATTGCGCCCAGCCCTCGACCTGTTCCCACCAGGCTTGCGCGGCCGCCTTGAGCTTGGTCAGCTCGCCGCCACTGAGCCAGAACGGCAGTGCGAGCTTAAGCATCGAGCAGCACCTCCAGACTTTGAATCCGTGGGATGTTCAGGGCTGAGAGGATGTCGCTGTTGGCAAAGTCCAGGGACTGGATCCGGGGAAACTGTTCATGCAGTTCCTCGGCCAGACGGCTGAAGGAAAAACGCGACAGTGGAAAAGTCAGGGTCGGCTGGTAGTCGCTGGTGGTGCTTTCACGAAACGCCGCCCGGATGAACTGCCCGACCTGGTCCTCTAACTTGCTGCGCTGTTCGGTACTCAGGTTGGGCTGCGGCCAGAGGCTGACACTGATGGCGTGCTGGGTTTCCGGCATGGCCATCACCAGCAGGTCATCACCATGGCCATGGTTGCCCTGCTCGCGGATGTAGCTGTTGATCGTGGCCAGGTATTCATCCGCCGGCACACCGGCGTCGAACAGTACAAACGCATTGGCACTGCCCGGGCCACGCGGGGCGCCATGCTCGAAGTACACACCGTCCGACCGCACGCCCGGGAACGAGGCGATCATCGCCCGGTACACCGCGTCGGTGTGGTACTGGTTCACCGCCGAGAACTGGTTGCGGGTGCGCAGGCGCAACTGATCGTTGGGCTCGCGATCGTCACCGGGCCGGGTCAGCCAGTGCTCGGTGTTCACCACCTGGACCACGCCCGGGACCGGCACCGGCAAAATGGCGTAATAGCCGGGGGCCAAGTTGAAACCGCTGCCCGCCTCGATCGCTTCCACCGCGATACTCAGCTGAGATGCGCCGTCGACGAACGTCCCCGGCTCCACGGTTTTCAGTTCGTAGACGTGGCCATTGATCGCGGCTGACTGCACGCGGGTGCCGATCGCCACCTCCAGTGTGCCGGCGGCGGAGCTGCGGGTGAACAGCAGTTCACCCAGGGCCGTGGTCGCGGCCTTGCGCTCGACGTTCACCGCCCAAGCGAGCATGTCTAGCCAGCTATCCACGGCGGTTTTGACAAAAAAGTTCGGCAGGACCGTGTCGATCAGAAAGTTGATCAGCCACAACACCGGCTTGGTCACCAGCGCGCTGACAATCCGCCAGAACGGTGACCAGGTGCTGGTGTTGCTGAAGGCGCTGCCCTGTTCCTCGACTTCCTTTTCCCAGGCCTGGGTCAGGCCCGCCTCGGTGGTCGGAATGCCGGCATCCTCCAGCGCTTCCTTGAAATCTACGTCGCTCACAGGCTCACCTTGATATGACCGAATTTAACGGTCGTGGCCATCACCAGGTACTGCCCTGGTGCGGGTTGAAGAATCTGCGCGGTCCCGGGCACCAGGCGTTCGTCGGCCTCGACCAGCAGCTCGATCTGTTGGATGCAGTCGCGCTGACGCAGCCGATCGCGCTCGGCGACCAGGGTCACCAGCAGCCCGCTGTCGCGGATCATGTGCGCGATGTCCTGGGCGATGCTGGCCCGGTCGTCCACTGGCAACGGCTGGTTGGACGGATCGAGCACCAGGTCATTGCCGACAATCAGCAGGTCGATGTAATCGCTCATCCGGCGCGCTCCATCAGTCCTTCCAGTTCGTGGGTGGTCAGCGGTTTGTTGGTGTAGATGTTCTGGTTTTCGATGCGGGTGCCCCGGTCCTGGGTGCTGCTGTTCTGAATGCTGGTCAGCAGGCCGCCGGGTGGGATGGCCGAGGAACGTGATGGCGACAGCGACGGAATGGCGCGGTTGATGGTCTGCTCGGCCTTTTTCGCCGCGTCGAGGCTGTCCAGGTTGGGACCGGCCGGCAACTCGCCGAACTGGGCCTTGATGTCCACCCCGGGAATTGTGTTCAGCAGCGCGATCAGGCTGTTGATGGCGCTATGAAAGATGCTGACGATGCCGTCCCAGGCGGCCTTGGCCATGCCGGACCAACCGCCCATGGAATCGAACCAGCTCGACAGCGCGGTCAGTTGCTCGCTGACCCACTGGAACGCCTCGGTATTCATCAGGGCACTGGTCCATTCGTCCCAGTAGTAAACGGCGGCGACGATCACCGCGACCAGAGCGATAACGCCCATGACGATCCACGTCACCGGGTTGGCCCACAACGCGGCATTGGTCAACCAGATCGCGCCTTGCCAGAGCAACATGGCAACCTTGACCAGACCCATCCACACCACCAGGGCGATCAGGCCGGCGACGTACAGGGTGACCAGCAGCGTCTGTGCCAGGAACGCGCCGATACTGCGCCAAGCCACCAGGGTCAGCAGTTTCCAGAGCGCAATCACTGGCACCACGGCCGTGCGCCAAACGCCGAAGACGAAGGTCATCAAGGCCACACCGGCGGTCAGGCCGACGATGGCCAGCACCGTCAAGCCGATCACCCGGGTCAGGTTGGGAAACAGTGAGGTCCAGCGTTGCAGCATTCCGCCGCCGATCGCCAGTTGTTCAATGATCGGGTTGAGGGTGGGCAGCAGCTTTTGGCCAAAGGCGATCCGTACTGCCTCGATCGCGCTGGCGAACTGTTCCCATGGATCGACCATGGCCTTGGCCATCGCGTTGGCCTGCTCCAGGCCCTTGACCTTGCCCAGTTGGTCCATGCTGTTGGCCAGCCCCGCCGTGTCGTTCATCAGCAGCTTGATCAGGCCCACGGCCTCATCCGAGCCAAAAGCCTTTTTCAGCTGGTCCGACTCGGCCAGGTTCAAGGTGTCGCCGAACTTCAGTTTGAGCTTGTCGAGGATGTCGAGCATCGGCAGCAACCGGCCCTGGCTGTCGGTGAACGTCAGGCCGAGCTTTTCCTGTGCACCACCGACGCCGGAGAGGAACGCCTTGTACTTGGTCCCGGCTTCACCGCCGCTCATGGTGGCCTGCAGGGTGCCGAGAATCGCCATCTGTTCGGACAGCCCGATGCCGGCGGCGGTGGCATTGGCGCCAACGCCAGTAAACGCCGCGCTCATCTGCACGCCAGTGGTCTTGAACATCTGCACCGCCAGCGCGGTGGTACCGGCCAGGCTCTCGACCCATTCGCCTTTGCCCATGGCATCAGCCTGGTTTTTGAAGATTCCGTACATGGTGCCGACGTAACTGGTGATGGTGCCGGCATCGGCCTTGGTGGCCTTGGCCAGCACGTTGGAAGCATTGGTAAAGGTGGCCAGCTGGGTGCCGGTCAATCCGGCGATCGCGCTTTGAATGTCATAGGCCGAACGGACAAAGGCCGTGGCGTTGGCACCGTAGGCAATGCTGAAGGCCAGCGATTTTTGATTGAGCAGTTCCAGGGCGTCGCCTGCGACTCCCAGGCTTTTGACTTCGCCCAGTGCCGCGTTCTGCGCGAGTGCCGGCGCCATGGCCGTTTTCAGCGCGTAGGCGGTGCCGATCATGCCGGCCAGACCGACGCCCATTTGCTTGATGCCTTGCTGGCCACGTTCGCCGAGGTCGCTGAAACTGGCGTTCACATGGCGCAGCGGTCTGCTCACCCGGTCGACCAGGCTCAGCACAAAATCCAGTTTGCTGGTGGCGGAGGCTGCCATGCTCTGATCCTTTAGCCGGCGATCGCGGCGGCGCCGGACAGGCGCTCACGACAGATCGATACGTTGTGCTCGAGCATTTCACTGCCCAGCCATTGGTAGCCTTCCAGGGCGGCGGCCAACAGCGTGGTGCCAGACCCGGCGAAAGGATCGAGAATCACCCCACCGCGCTCGCAGATTTTGACCACGTCGCGCATCAACGCCGTGGGCTTGCCGGTCATGTGGAACTTGTCGGCCTTGCGCACCGGGTGCCGAAACACCCCCGGCAACACCGGCGCCTGGCGATCCAAGGGCATACCGTCCTTGCTGCCCCAGATGATGTATTCGGCTTGTGAGCGGAATCGTCCGGACTGCGGCCGCACACCTTCGGTCTTGTCCCAGACGACAATGCCGCGCCAGGTGAAGCCGGCCGCCTGCAAGGCGTCGGTAGTCAACGGCAGTTGTCGCCAGTCACTGAACAGGCACACCGGCGCCCCGGGCTTGAGAATCCGATAAGCCTCGGACAACCAGAGCACGTACCAGCTGAGCTGTGAACGCTGATCGCGGTTATCCCCGGCGAACTCGACATAAGCTTTTTTCAGGTTGCGCTGGATGTACTTGGCCGACGGTGCTTGTTGTCTTGCACCGACATGCAGTCCGCCGCTGGAGTACGGCGGATCGGTGATCAGTGCATCGACTGACTGGTCCTCAAGGGTGGCGAGAAACTTCAGGCAATCGCCCTGGTAAAGGTGGTTTTGCATCAGTGCCGGCATTATTTTTTAACCTTTCAAGGCCTTGGCAATCCCGTTGGCCACGGCGATTTCCATGCGCTTCCAATGTTCGTCTTCCAGGTATTTGGCAGTGCCCAGGTTGTGCGCCGTGGGTTCACACCCAGGCAACCAGCGCTCGACCAGGACCATCAACTGGCCAAGGCCGTCGTCACTCAGTCGTTCGGCACGTTCGAGGGCTTTTTTACAACCACTTCAACGTCCGGCGCGTACTCCTCCAGCAATGCGCCGGCGAGCTGCATGATGAGCACCGGGTTGCGCAGCAACGGGCGCAGAGCTTGCAGCTGCTCGGCCTTGACCGTGGTGGTCAGCAGGTTGTTGGACGGGGCGACCTTGCTGTTGGGGGTGACAGCGTTGAAGTACTTGGTCACGTCCTGCGGGGCCAGGGTGAAGGTGAATTCCTGTTCGCCGATGTCCAGGGTGATTTCGCGGTGTTCGGTCATGACTTAGTCCTTTGGTTCAGGTTGGAAAAATAAGCGTCGAGGCAGTGTTCCAGACGCTTTTCAAAGCGGTGTTCGAGTTTGAACAGCGCCTTGTCGAAGGCTTCCAGACGGCCGTTGTGCTTGGCCATCTCGATGCGCAGTTCGAGGTGTTCGCGGCGTGCCGCGTTGACCTGGCGAAACAGGTAGATCTGAAAACCGGCGACGCCGGTCAACACCAGCTCGGTCAGCAGCAGCATCACGCTGATGTGCATCGGGGTCAGTTCCATCATGGCCGCCCCCAGTTGCCACGGCCGCCGATCCTTACCGCCTTCCACATCAGCCAGGCCAGGGGCTTGGCTGTGCCCTCCTCGAGCAGGGCCTCGTAGAAAATCCGGTCGGCCTCGACCTTGGTGAACCGGTGGGTCTGATTGGTGTAGATAAAGTCATGCACCACGGACGGCCGGCGAGTGGTGGGGCTCTGGGCGTCCACCAGGCGCCTGGCCCAGCGCGGCACGCTGGCCAGGTCCGACAGGTAGCCGATCGGCACGACGATCAAGTGCGTCGTGCGCGGTTGATACCCATCAAACGGTGCCGGCGTTGGGTCGCAGTAGCGGTAATGCAGCGGGCGGATCACTTCCCAGCGCGAGTGCCCCGGTCGGTGTCGCAGCTCCAGATGGCTGTCGAATGGCATGGCTCAGTAACTCCAGATCATCGGGCTGGGCAGACGCCCGCCGATAGGGGAAACCCCTAGGTGCAGGAAGCGCGCAGTGCCTTTTTGGCTGACGCCTATCCGGTTAAACCCGAGTGTCAGCGCCAGGTGCAGCAGCTCCAGGGCGTCGGCGCCCCGGATGCGCACGTCGACGGCGGTACCGGCGCAGTGTTCGCCGGGTTCGGCTTTGCCGGCTTCTGCGGGGTGGTTGCGGCAGCGATAGGCACTGCTCAGCGGCATCGGTTTGCCATACAGGGTGCGCAGCTGCTGCAAGCGGTCCATAAAATCCGGGTCCATCGGGCTTTTACCCCGGGTAGCGCTGGGGCACTGACCGCAGCGACAGCGCAGCTCCAAGTCCGAAAAGTTGGGCCAACGGGTGGTCTGATCCATCAGCCCAGGCCCTCGATTTCGGTCGAGTCGAGGTACGGCACGCCGTTAATGCGGATAAAGTCCGGACTGGTGACGTCGAACGGCACCTTGTGCGTGGACTTGCTACCGCCCTTGGGGTCGATGTCCAGCAGGCCGGAGATTTTCACCTTGCAGCCGAAGGCCTCGACGCGCAGTTCGTCGGTGGCGGTCTTGGCAAAAAACAGCGTGTCGAAGGGTTCCAGCCGGCGAAACGAACCGGCGCGGCCGGCGGCCTCGATCAACAGGCCAAAGTTCGCGCTGTCGAGTTCAAACTCGCCGCTGGCCGCCACGTCGCCGTCGACATGGCCATCGGGCACGCCCTTGGTCTGGGCCACCGCGCTGTTGTCGGTGATGTCCAAGCTGGCCTTTTCGATATGCACCTGCAGGTCGCCCAGGGTGACGTCGAAATTCATACCGCTGATACGGGCCATGGTTATTCCTCGTTGTCCAAAGACAGGTCCAGTGCGATGTTCGCGGTCAGGTCTTTGGGGCAGTTGTAGGGACGGACCTTGATGTAGGCCTCGATCGCGGTGTGGCTCTTCCACACCAGGGTGATGTCGCCGTCTTTCGGGGG